TTGGGTGGTGGTATAAGTTACTCATATCAGTTTCTTCCATATCACCATGTATCAAATATACAGATGGACATTTATCACCAAATGGTTTTAATACCGCATCAATTTTTTCTCTAGTTGATTCTCTATCAATTACAGAGAATCCAGCGTGTGATGTTTTAACAATAAGACCTGGTCTTTTATCTTTTGGTAGATATTGGAATACCGTAGCAAATGTTTTAATTGCCATTCCAATATCTTTTCTATCTTGTCCCAAATCACCTTTCAACCAATGTCCTACAATTAGAAAGTTAAAATCTTCTTTTACATTTGATAACACATCCTTCCCACTTCCTTTAGAAAATATTTCAGTATCAACTCCTTCAAAAAGAACTTCAATTGGAGTAGTTGTTTTAATTTCTCCAACAATTTGCCCAGTTGCTTGGTCTTTTTGTTGATATACAGTTCCACCTAAGTTTTGTTTTGTAAAGTTAGATGGTACAATGATTAAATTCATTTTGTTAGAACCATCAATAAAATCCTTTGGTGCAATTGTAGTTTCAACACCAGCAGTTACACCAATGTTATAGTGTCCTTTTGGTTCAAATTCATTTGCTACAGAAACTTGCATAAACACATCCGGCTTTTGCTCAATACTAGCAATAACTCTCTCTAACATCCACCTACCAAATTCATCTTGGTCACTTACCTGATTTTGTGGGGTATTTCCCCAACGTAGTGGGATAATCTTTATATCGTATTTATCCATCTTTCGTAGGGATTTCATTAAATCTCTACAATGGTCACCATAACCGCTTCTTGTGAATATAGGTCCTTGAAATACTAATGTTGGTTTCATCTTTATAACTTATTTTATTTATTTATCAAATACTATGTCTGCCCATTCTTGGGAATCTGTTTCAAAAATCTTTATATCCTCATATGATATATACTTTGGATTGTAGTACCAATCTTCGTAGATGTTATATGCATTACTTACATCAGAAGCTATTCTGATATAACCATGTCCTTCTAATATTGTTCTTGATATATCCCTGCACCAATTTCCAAATCTATAACTATCATGCTCAAATGTTATTAAAGAAAATTCTATTTCATTAAATGGTATAGTTGCTAAACAATCTAAAGTTACACTAGCAGGTTCTAAATCTAATGATAGATAATCTATATGATTCGATTTGTAATAACTTTTTATTTTTTGAAAATCTAATTTTGTACAATCTTCATTCAATGCTATACAATTTCTAACTCCTGCAAATTTATTTACCAATTGAGTATCAATATCAATACAAACACCATTCCAACCAAATTGATTCTCTAGCAAATAAGTATTACTAATGTGTATAGGGTCATGGCATCCTAAATCTAAGAAAGTACCATTTGTTTTTCCGTTTAAACAAGATAATACAAATAAATCTTGAGCTGCTTGACTTTGGTTTTCGGTAATGGTTTCGTATCCATTAAATTTTATTTTTAATTTACTATTGTCCATTTTATTTTATTTTAAATACTTCGAATCTTTCTCTTGGTTTCCAATTTTGGAAAACCGATTCCATACCATCTACTAATGTTTGGCACATATTTGTATGAGTTAATCCCATCTCACCAATAAATGCTTCTCTACCAATTAGAGCGTTTTCTTTACGAACTTCTTTTGGTGTGTTATACACTTTAAGGATTGCTTCCGCAACATCTTCGATATCAACTCTATCATCCCAAATATAAGGTGTAGGAACTGAACCTGCTAATGCTAATGCTCTACTCCAAACCGGCGTTGCCCAAGGACCAGGAATTGCTTTTCCTTCCCACTCTCTCCATTGATGAAGTGAACCAATCTTAATATAATCATCAGCAACTAATATGTTACCTTCTACTTTAAATCCACATTGGTCTTGCAATCCACCAGTTACGTTTACAATGATTGGAGTTCCAGCCATTATCGATTCTGCCGTTGCTAATCCGAATCCTTCGTTGTTAGCAATGTTGATTGTTACATCTGCTATATTGTAATTCCAATTCAATTCATTTTGTAATCTTCTCTTTTCTGAAAATATGATATTACAATTGGGTGCTACTGCATCAATTACAGCTGGTAAATCAGTACCGTTCTCATCCACCGGTTGTGTATGCATTAGTAAACAAACTTTATCAGCTTTTTCTTTACCAATCTTATCACAAAACTTTTGGAAAGCTACAATAACGTCTGCTGGTTGTTTTCTTCTAATGTTACGATTACTCCAATATAATACAAAATCAAAATCTTTACCACCTAAAATTTCTTTACGATATTCAGCAGGTACTTCTTCCGGTTTGTACACATTGATATTAATACCATGTGGTACATAATCAACTTGCCAATCTGCTTTTGGTTTCCAAGTTGGCTTAGTATCCAATGCTGATAATCTTTTAATGATACCATACGTTTGGCGAGAGATACAACCAATCCAATCACAACTCTCATAGTAGTTACGATTGTATAATGGGTCTGGTAAATCATCCCAAATTGCGTAGAAAAGGATTGGAACATTTTGTCTAATTTCATGTTCAATATCATACAACCATGTCCAATAACGTGGGTCAGTAAAGTGTAAGATAGCATCGGGCTTTTCAGTATTGATTAATTGTCTAATCAAATCGGCGTTACCATAACCATTCCAAGGAAGTATCTTTAGAGAAGCATCAGCAACTCCATAATTCTTTTGAATGTCTTCACTTAAATCTAAAATTTTACCTGCTTCTGGGTGGTTGATTGCTGCTCCTACTTGAAACCAATCGTATTTGTCTATTGTTCCTAAAACGAACTCTTTTGACATTGTAGCGATACCACTCGCCATTCTTAAATCATCTGATAATAACAGAATCTTTTTCTTTGCCATAACTTATTAATGTTGTTAAAATTGTGAACCTGATATTTGTAGTTGTAAGTATTCATTCATTTCTTTTCTAAAATCTTCATCTTTAACATATCTTTCAACTGTTCTATTTACCAGCTTTTGTAATGTTACATCAGAATCAAAGGAAACTTTTTTAAATGATGAATACACATCTTTCAGTATCTTCACAGTTGTCAGCTTTGTGTTGTTTTGAATCATTTGTTTGTGTATTTAATATATTTGTATATATAAGTATATACATAAATAAAAAACAAATGATTTTTACAAACTTTTTTTAGGAAGCCTTCCCATCGCAAATACCTCTACTCATAAACTCACACCACTTGCAATTCTTTTTAGCAGTGCCGGGTACTTTTGGAAAGGGAATATCCTTAAATGTACCATCATCATTGAATACTGTATTTACGAATTGAACAAATTCATCATATACTTTAGTAACCGTTGGTGCTCCATTTGCTGGAATATGTTTGGATATATATGGAATTGGAAATGCGGATTCTTCGGGAAGTTTTCTACGCATGATTTGGTATTCTACTCTAATTTTTTGTAAAGGAATATTAAACAATTCCGAATAGTATTTTTTGTATAGTAGAATTTGTGCATTCTTAAACTTATCGGCTTTCTGATATTGATTCCATCCCATTGTTGATGTTTTAAGGTCAATAATGATAATTGAATTTTCAGCCATATCCCTTAACACAATATCTATAAAACCAATAAAGTTTACACCTTCTTTGATTTTAGCGTTAAGTGGAATTTCAATACCAACTAATTCATATCCAGATTTAGAATAGAACTTTTGCATATTCTTTTTGAACCATGCCAATATACGTCTACCATCTCCGAAGAATTCTTCTAATTCTATTTGAGTACATGGAGTTCCTTCACTAAGGGCGTTCTTTTCTTTGGTATATGCTTCCTTCATTTTTTCTAAAAGAAGTGTATCCAAATTAATTTCATCAGCCTGCTTTTTAGAAACACCATACATCACCGAAAGGTAATGTTGAATTGTTTCGTGCATTCCCGTACCGAAGATTGTGTGAACGTTACCAGAACTTTCACCTAACTTATCTATGTAATTTAATTTGTATTGTTGTGGACATGAACTCCACATACTATATTGTGAAAATGATACTTTAGCCATTATATTTATTTATACTCCAAAGATACGAAAAATACCCGATATTACCTAATTAAACTTTGAGTTTTAACTTAGTAATTTGTTTAGTATCAGTACCATAATCTTCAGCTATTTGTTTGATATGATTTTTACCAGAAGTTGTTTGATATAGGATATGAACATAATCTTCAGCTTCACCCAAAGAAACTTCATATTTTCTACCTACCAATTCTATTACCCACTTTTCATATTTATCAGCTGATGCTGGTTTCATATATTTTAGAAATGCCCTTGTCTTTGGAATTAAATCAATTAGAGCAAGGTACATAGCTTTGGGTGGAGCTTCTTGCAGATATGGTTGTATATCTGCTATCAACTCTATCCATTCAGGCTTCATAGAAAGAAAACGGAGTATCATATAGTTACTCCATGTTTTCTTATCACTTTCTTCAAGCTTGTCCCAATATTTTGGGTCTTTTTCCTGTGTTATTGCGTTTATATGGTCGAATAATGTTTTAGCCATATTATGCTTCTTCTTCTACTTTTAAACCCGGAGGTAATAAATCATTAAGTACTTCACCACAGTCACCACATAAGAATAACTCTACGGGTAATACTTCATCTTTTGGTTTACCAGTTAATAACTTTGAAATCTTACGAAATCCAAACCCTTGTACGAAAATTTCACCACCGCATTTTTTACATCCGATTGCTTCGGTTTTCTCTAATGGAATTGGTTTTTCTTCTTGTCCTCCGATTGGTTGTCCACCTGCTCCTAAAATGTTAGCCATATTATATTGTATTTAAAATTTGTATAAGTGTTGATGCTGCTATGATTTCTTTATCAATTGCTATCGCAGATTTAGCAACCCCATCACCCAATAATAAGATAACGCCGGATGTATTAGCTCCTGCATACTCATCTACCTTATCATAAAGTACGGTGTAAAGGTCAGAGAAATCAGTTGCTTTAGAATCTATAATAGCCTGTCTTACTTTCATATATTTATTTCTCTTATCATCCGAAGATTTTAAGATATCAACAACTTTCATTTTGTAATCATTCTCTAATAGATTTTGAACATCTACTTTCAACTTACCTTTGTTTGAATTAAGTTGGCAAGTATTGATAACCTTACGAATATCAGGATATGCTGAATCAATAATAGGAACTAAATCCTTAACATCGAATTCAATATTTTCCGATTTCAAAATCTTACTCATTTGAATTGCTACATCCTTTTTAGTTGGAGGAACAATTTGGAATGATTGACAACGAGATTGAATTGGTTCTATTACCTTCTCAACATAGTTACAGGTTAGAATAAATCTACAATGCTTACTAAACGTTTCCATTAAGTTACGCAGGATTGCCTGTGCGTTAGGAGTCATATAATCAAACTCATCCATTATGATAATCTTAAATGGTTTGAATCCCATAGAAGATGCAAAGTTCTTTACTTTATTACGAACTGTGTCTACGTTATTTTCATC